GGTGGAGAAGTTAGCAAACGCGCTCTTCCTGATAATTACAGACCAGCACTCTCAGAAGATGTGCCAGAAGGTAGAGCCTGTGGCAACTGCTACTTCTACAACGAAGCAAAGCAGAATGATGCAGGCAATAAGGCTTGGTGCGAACTTTGGGAAGATTTTGTTGATGGCGCTTACTACTGCAACAAATGGAAAGCAGATTCAGAAAATAGGCAAGTTGATTTAACAGTTCCTTCCTTTATCTCAGAGAACGCAGAACGCGGTCTGAAATATCTTGAAGAAGGTTTTGGGGGAGATGGTTTGACTGATGGCACAAAGCGTGAAGCACGCGAAATGGCAGCAGGAAGAATTACAGAAAACAAGGTGCGCAAGATGGCGCCTTGGTTTGCCCGCCATCAGGTTGATGGACAAGCACCAAAGAACAGTGACCCTTCGCACGCTGAATATCCAGGAGCAGGCTTAGTTGCTTGGCTACTTTGGGGCGGCGATTCCAACTTCAGTGAGAGAGCGCAAAATTGGGCGCAACGCAAAATTGATGCTTTAGAAGCTGAAGCCGATTCAAGGAGCAAAATGAAAAAAATAGAACGCCGCACATATACAGTGCAGGATGTTGAAGCACGCCAAGCAGAAGATGGCGTTATGCGTTTATCAGGATATGCGGCGGTCTTTAATGATGCCAGCGTGCCATTACCCTTCAAAGAGAGAATCGCGCCAGGTGCCTTCCGTAAGACACTTACGGAACTACCTGATGTTCGCCTTCTAATTAACCACGAAGGTCTGCCACTAGCTCGCACAAAGAATGACACATTGACTTTGACTGAAGATGAGCGTGGCCTTCGCTTTGATGCCGAACTAGCCGACACTCAAGAAGCACGTGATATTTATACCCTTGTAAATCGTGGCGATGTGGATCAGATGAGCTTTGCCTTCCGCGTCATTCGACAAAATTGGAACAAGGATAAGAGCGAGCGCACATTGACCGAGGTTTCACTCAGCGATGGCGACATTTCAGTCGTCACCTATCCTGCTTACCCAACGACATCAGTTGAGGCTCGCCAAAAGATTGCAAGCGCCTTGGATGCCATCAAAGAAGGTCGCAAGCTAGATGAAGATTCCATCAAGGCTCTTCGTGATTATCTCTCAGACCTACTAGATGCCGTCGATGACGAAGATGACGAAGATGAAGAGTATTCTCGCGCAGTTGATGTCGTCGGTGATTTCGTAGAATGGGATTCATCAGGTGGCACCGCTCGTGGCCGTATTGTTCAGATAAGGCGTGAGGGAGTTCTACAGATTCCAGACTCAGACTTCTCTATCACAGCAGAAGAAGATGATCCTGCGATTTTAATCCGTATCTATCGCGAACTTCGCGACGGATGGCAGGCAACCGAAACCCTAGTTGGTCACAAGGCTTCTGAACTTCGTGCCATCGCACCATTACAACCGCCAAGTGAAGAAGCAGCTCGCAAGATTTCACTTCGCCTAGCAAAAGCAATAATCAACGCAAGTAAATAGATTTCTGCTCATCCGAGCAGATTACGAAGTCGGAGCGAAGCCCACACCCTCTTTTGAGCGCCGTGAAGCATCATCGCCACCACCTCGGACCCTAAACACTCACAAGGAGTACTCAAAAAATGTCATATGTTGACAAAGTAATTGAGCGCCGTGATGCAGTGAAGGCTGAAATGGATGCAGTTCTTGAGGCAGTAGCCGCAGAGAACCGCACCGACCTCACAGCTGAGGAAACCGATAAGGTTGATGCCCTCGTTGAAGAATCACGTTCACTCGATGCAAAAATTGAGAAGTTAACTGCTCAGGCAGTTGCTGATGCAAAAGTAGCAGAAGCACGTTCTGTTGTTGCAGAAGCACTACCAAAGGCTTCAACTTCAATCGTTCGCGAAGAGCGCACATATCGCCCAGACAATGGAACATCCTTTGTTCGCGATGCGTTCAATGCACAAGTACGTGGCGATTACGCCGCACAAGAGCGTCTTGCACGCCATATCAAGGAAGAGTCAGTCGAGCGTCGCGATGTTGATACATCAAACTTCGCTGGACTTGTAATTCCACAGTATCTAGTCGATCTCGCAGCTCCATTAGCTCGCGCAGGTCGCCCAACTGCTGATTTCGCAACAAACAAGATGTCACTTCCAGCCGCCGGTATGTCGCTAGAAATTAGCAGAATGACCACAGGCACATCAACAGCAATTCAGGAAACACAGAACACTGCTGTTTCCGAAACTGACGCGGATGACACCTTGCTTTCCATTCCAGTTCGCACAATCGCTGGACAGCAAGACCTATCACGTCAAGCAATTGAGCGCGGAACAGGCATCGACACATTTGTTGTTGCTGACCTAATCCGTTCTTGGCACACCACACTTGATGCTCAGGTCCTAAATGGATCAGGCTCAAACGGCCAGTTCACAGGAATCCGCAATGCAGGTGGAAACGCAGTAACCTTCACTTCAACATCTCCAACTGTTGCTTTGCTATATCCTAAGTTGGCAGATGCGCTACAAAAAATTCAGAGCAATGTGTTCACAACACCTACGCACTGGATTTTACATCCAAGACGCCTAGCATTTTTGCTCGCTGCAACTGATACCGCAGGTCGCCCAGTAGTTGTTCCAACTGCTCTAGGCCCAACCAATGCAGTAGCAACAGGCGCAGGTGTTGCACAATACGCAAACAGTGGATACCAACTACTTGGACTTCCAATCATCACAGATGCAAACGTAGGAACAACCTATGGCGCAGCAACCAACCAAGATGAAATCTATCTAGTTGATGCTCGCGAAATGCACCTATGGGAGCAACCAGGATCACCATTCTCACTACGTTTTGATGCAACTGCCCCAGGCAGCCTAACCATCAAGACAGTTGTTTATGGTTTCAGTGCCTTCACCGCACAACGTTATGCCGCCGCAGCTTCAATCATTAGCGGAACTGGCTTAACAGCTCCATCGTTCTAAATAGAACGAATAACTAAATAGTTGTGTAGGGGCGAGTGGGAATCCCCCGACTTGCTCGCCTCTACACTTCCTAATGAATCGGGGGATTCAATGAAGTCAGGTCATAAAGTTTCAATTGGCGCCTGTGACCCAGGCTCCGTCAACGCGGCGTGGGCATATAGAATGTTTCAACTCTGCCAAAATCGCGCCGACAGACTAGGGCCATTCGTCAGAATTAAAGGCTCAGGATTACTTTCCAAAATGCGCAATCGCGTCGTTAAGGCTTTCCTTGAGAACACCGATTCCGACTGGCTCTTGATGATAGATACCGATGAGCAACTAGACACCGAAACATTTGACTTACTCTGTCAAACTGCTCACGATAAAGAACGACCAGTAGTGTCAGCCCTTGTCTTTGCGGCCTTTGACGCTCACAAACATTTATATCCAAAGCCAGTTCCAGCCATCTTTCAAGATGTGCCTGAAGGCTTCTTGCCCTTGTTCAAATATGATCGCAACGCGGTCTTTCAAATTGATGCCTGTGGAACTGGGTGCCTTCTTATACATCGCAGCGTCTTAGAAAAAATGCGAGAGATGGCAGACCCCCATCAAGGCAAAGACTGGTGTTGGTTCTGGGATGGACCTATTGATGGCAATTGGATTAGCGAGGATTTGCTTTTCTCAAGAAGGATTCGTCAATTAGGATTCCCCATACACGTAAACACCGCAGCAGTTCTGCCACATCAGAAGTCTTATTGGCTCGATGAAAGGCATCACCTATCGTGGAAAGAATAAAGTTTTGGCGGAAACAAACCGCAACAGCAACTCCCGATTTAGAACGGGCAATAGCACCGAAGGCAGAGAAGAGGAAAAAGCGTGGCTCTAATCAACGCATATTGCACACTGTCAGACTTGAAGGAATCTCTAAACATCGAGGACATTCAGGATGATACTGCTCTTGAGGCAGCAATTATGGCTTCAAGTAGAATGATTGATGACTATACCGGCAGATTTTTCTACAGAGATGGCACAACTGGTAGTCCTGTGACGCGTTACTATACAGCGCAAGACTTCTACACAACCAACACCGATGACTTCATAAGCATCAATGAAATTGCAACCGATGATAATTTCAACCAAACATACGAAACAGTTTGGTCAACATCTGACTTTATGGTTGAGCCAATAAATAACCCACGCCGAGGATGGCCTTATACAAGATTGCTCGCCATCGGCGCCTACATTTTCCCTTACAACCTGCCTCAATCAGTTCGCGTGAAGGCGGTATGGGGTTACTCATCCGTTCCACACGAAGTTGCAATGGCTTGCAAGCTCCAATCCTCACGCCTGTTTGTACGCCGTCAGTCGCCATTTGGTATCGCAGGAACTCCTGAATTGGGAACTGTAAGACTTGGCTCTCGCCTAGACCCAGATGTCGAGGTTCTACTTCGCCCATTCCGCAAACTCTCGGCGTTGGCAAAATGAAACCTACGCAGGTTCGCGAAGGCATTAAGAAGAATCTTTCCTCAATCAAGGGTCTGCGCTCATACGACATAATGCCTGACCTACCACAGCCACCTTGCGCTGTTATAGGGCAATTAGATTTTACTTTTGACTTAAACAATAGCCGTGGCTTGGATCAAGCGAACTTAGATGTCTATGTTCTAGTCCAACGCTTCTCTGAAAGAACGGCTCAAGATAATTTGGACAAATACTTAACTGGCTCTGGTGACTTTTCTATCAAGGCAGCAATTGAATCTGATTTAACACTTGGCGGTGCGTGTAATGCCTTGCGTGTTACATCAGCAGAATCAGGAACATATCTCGCAGGAGATGTGGAATTTCTATCATACAGATACAGGCTAACCATCTGGGGTCAAGGAGAATAATGAGCTACACAGTCAATTCAGATACGTTCACTCTTGCAAACAAGGGTGCTTCTATATCCGATAAAGAATTGCAAGAAGCAGGATGTAATGTCGAGGCACTTGTTGCCGCAGGCCATCTTATTTCTGCAAAGTCAGCAAGCAAACTAGCAACCGAAAGCGAGATTGAATAATGGCACGCATTGTCTTGACAGATGCCAGCATCGTCATTAACTCTGTTGATCTCAGCGACCATATTGCCAGCGTGAGTATCACGACTAGCGAAGATGTCGTTGAAACCACAGGATTCTCATCCACCAGTGCCGCAGGTCGTACCCGTGTCGCAGGCTTGGCTGATAACTCTGTAACCTTAGAATTCCATCAGGATTTTGCAACATCCAACGTGGAACAAACGATTTACCCGCTTATTGGAACTACAACAACCGTTGTAGTCAAGCCAACAAGCGCAGCAGTATCTGCAACAAATCCTTCCTACACCTTCACAGCTCTTGTTTCAGAATGGCAACCGCTATCAGGTTCAGTAGGAGAATTGGCCACTGCAAGTGTGACTTGGCCAGTTTCAGGCGCTATCACAAAAGGAGTATAAGTAAATGGCCCGTATAGTTTTAACTGATGCTTATGTAGTATTTGCAAGCACTGACATCTCGCAATATGTCACATCGGTAACACTTTCCTCAACACTAGATGTCGTGGAAACTACCGGTATGTCAAACACCAGCCGCACCCGTGTTGCTGGCCTTCGCGATAATCAGGTGACTTTGGAATTCAACCAGGACTTTGCTTCTGGCGCTCTTGAAACACTTGTTTATCCAAGCGATGCAACAACTAAAATTGGGACTGCGGTTTCAATGGAAATTCGCCCTACAAGCGGATCGGCTTCCACAACCAATCCAAAATATACATTCTCAGCATTGATTTCAGAATGGCAAAGCCTTTCAGGAAGCGTTGGCGAATTAGCCACGGTTTCAGTTACTTGGCCTATCTCTGGAGCAATTACAAAAGCAACTTCTTAATAACCCAAGGGGGAAACAATGGATGGATTAGCAATCAAAGTAAAGACCACTGATGGCAATGATTCGGCATATAAGCTGACTCCAAGAATCATCGTGGCATTTGAACAGCACTTCGGTAAAGGACTACCTAAACTGATTGGCGAAGAGCAGAAAATAGAGCATATCTATTGGCTCGCTTGGAAGGCTCAACAGGTCAATGGGGTAGTTGTAAAACCATTTGGACCTGAATACTTGGATACAATTCTCAGCGCAGAATTGGATGCCGACCCAAATTCCGAATCCACCGCGAAAGCCTGACCTACACAGTAGCAGCAATTGCGGTGGAGACTGGCATATCTCCAATTGATTTACTTGATGCCCCTGAAGGCATCATTGAGGCAATAGGGATTTATTTGAAAGAACGGGTGAAGAAAAATGGCGGATGAAGTCATAGTCTTAACAGGTATCAAAGAAACACTTGATGCCTTGAAGCAATTTGATAAATCTGCCGTTCGTAAATTCAACAAGGTCATTAACACCGAACTTGCCGGTGCCGAACGCGATGCTCACAGCATTGTTCGTGGCATTGGCAATTCACAAACGGATACTCCGATGAGTGGTTGGCGAACATACAATGCCGCCAACCCTCGCAGGAGTTCTCGCGGTGGCGCTGGCTGGCCTGCTTGGAATACTGGTGAGGTTGTTGCTGGCATCCGCAAGTCAAAGGCGCAAGGCAAGGTGCGTGCCGATTACACAACGAGCGCAGGTGCCTTGATAAATAAAAGCGCTGCTGGAGCTATCTTTGAAGTTGCAGGCCGTAAAAATGGCAAGAACGCAACTGGCAGGAGATCAGGCGAACAGTTTATGAGAACCTTATCTGCAAGGTTCAAGCCTGCATCGCGTATAATTTGGCGCGTAGTTGATAAAGACCGCGCAAAGATTGAAGCTAATGTAAAAAAAGCCTTAGATGAGGCAAAAGCAGAATTACAAAAAAATTTGAATAAAGAGAAGGGTTAGAGATGGCAATTGGTGCAGTAATAGCCCGAATCCTTACCCAATACTCTGATAAAGGTTCCAAGGCTGCTCGAAAAGATATTGCAAAACTTGGCAAGAACTTTGACGATTTTAGCAAGAAAACAGCTAAGGCATTTGGCGTGGCAACCGCCGCCGTCGCCGCCTTTGCCATCAAAGTTGGCAAAGATGCGGTACAGGCAGCCATTGCCGACCAAAAGAGTCAAGCATTACTTGCTAACAGCCTTCGCAATACCACAGGTGCCACTAATGCTGCCATTGCATCTGTTGAAAGCTATGTTTCCAATCTGCAACTTCAAGTCGGTGTTACCGATGATGAATTAAGGCCGAGTTTAGCAAAACTAGCGGCAGTAACTGGCTCAGTCAGTGCTGCTCAAGGCTTACTTGGAACTGCCTTAGATGTATCAGCATTTGCGCAAGTTGATTTAAGCACGGCAACAAATGCAATTACAAAAGCCTTACAAGGCAA